TCGGGGGTTTCCGCCTTGTTGATGGGAATACTTCTTGGCACAACGGTCCCGTCATTGAGGCACTGGAGCGAGGAGCAATCCTGCTTCTTGACGAAATCGACCTCGCTAGCAACAAGATTCTGTGCCTCCAATCCATCCTTGAAGGAAAGGGTGTCTTCCTGAAAAAGATTGGTCGCTGGGTCAAACCTGCTGCTGGATTCAATGTGATTGCCACTGCAAACACCAAGGGTAAAGGTTCTGATGATGGCCGCTTCATTGGCACAAATGTTCTCAATGAAGCATTCCTTGAGCGTTTCCCTGTTACCTTTGAGCAGTCCTATCCCAATCCCGCAACCGAGCAGAAGATCCTTGAGGGGGTTGCTCTGGATCTTGGGGTGGAAGACCGAGACTTCTGTAAGCGTCTTGTCGATTGGGCTGATATCATCCGCAAGACCTTCTATGATGGTGGTATTGAGGAAATCATCAGCACTCGTCGTCTGGTTCATATCGTTCGTGCTTATAGCATCTTTGGCAACAAAGCAAAAGCAATCGATGTTTGCACTGCACGATTTGATGATGAAACTAAACAAGCATTCATCGAACTGTATGATAAGGTTGATGCCGATTTTCAAATGCCTACAGAACAAGTAGATTACAACCCAAATATTGACCAACCCACTCCTTTCTGATAGAATATGGGGAGGTAAAACTATCTCCCCCCTTTTATTATGGATGAGTATCCTTACGGAACCGAATATGTGTTCTCAATTAATTCAAATGATAAAATTGAAATTGAAAAAAAATCTGTGAGTATGACTGAAACTACTAATCATCTTTGGAAGTATAACGAAGATAAAATCCTGAAAGACATTCGGGACTATGTGACTAGCACTTATGGTAGTCACTACTGTGGCCATAATGAAGATTATAAAGATATTCAGACAATTGATCTGATGGCAGCAAAAGACCTTGCAGTTGGTTTTTGTCAATCAAATATTCTTAAGTATGGAAGTCGTTATGGTGATAAAGATGGACGCAATAAGCGTGATTTGATGAAAGTTATTCATTATGCTATGCTACTTCTTCATTTTGATGGTCATTATTCTAGAACTGATAATGGTCTGACAGAATTCCGTTGATTATGAAACTTCAAGAAAAAACTATGAAACTCTCTGATAAAACTCTGACTCTTCTGAAGAACTTTTCTTCCATTAACCAATCTATTCTGTTTAAAGAGGGAAGTACTCTTCGTACTATTTCTGTGATGAAGAACATTCTTGCAGAGGCAAAGATTGAAGAGGAACTTCCTAAAGACTTTGGCATCTATGATTTGAATCAATTTCTGAATGGTTTGAATCTCCATCAGAATGCTGAACTTGATTTCCAGAATGATAGTTATGTAGTTATCAAAGAAGGCAAATCGCGTTCTAAGTACTTCTTTGCGGATCCTAATGTAATCATCACTCCTCCAGATAAGGACATTACTCTGCCTTCTGAAGATGTTTGTTTCCTTCTTGATACCAAAGAACTTGACAAACTGCTTAAGGCTGCTGCTGTTTATCAACTTCCTGACCTGTCTGTGGTTGGTGAAGCAGGTGTGGTGAAACTGGTAGTTCGTGATAAGAAGAACGATACTTCTAATGATTTCTCCGTGGTTGTTGGTGAAACTGATGAGGTGTTCTCTTTCAACTTTAAGGTAGAAAATATTAAGATTCTTCCTGGTTCTTATGAGGTGGTTATCTCCCGTAAACTTCTGTCACGATTCAAGAATACCTCGTTCGATGTGACCTATCATATTGCTCTGGAGCCTGATTCTACTTTTGGTTGATGAACATCTTTGTCACTTCTCCTTGGCCTGCTGAAAGTGCCATTTGCCTTCCTGACAAACACATTGTCAAGATGCCACTAGAGTGCTGTCAGATGCTCTCTATCGTTGCCTCTGACAAGTGGGGGCACGGGTACGGCACTCTCCCTAAGGCAGATGGGACCCCGTACAAGACCGACAAAGGAGCATTCCGCAATCATCCCTGTACCAAGTGGGCTATGGAGAGTATCCATAATGCCTACTGGTTAATCAAGTGGGGACTGAACTTGTCTGATGAATACTGCCTGAGGTATAATAAAACTCACTCCTGTTATAAAACTCTTGTGGATGCATACTATCTGTTTCCCAAGGGCAAGATTACAGAAGTGACTCCATTTGCTCGTGCTATGCCTGAGGAGTGGAAGTTTGACGACACTATTAATACATTTGAAGCATACAAAAGATATATCGCATCCAAACCTTGGGTGTCTGAAAACTATCTTCGTATGCCTGAACGCAAACCTGATTGGGTCTAAATTATGACAAGTGAATTTCTTTTTGTGGAGAAATACCGTCCTCAAGTAATTGATGATTGTATTCTCCCTGATGAAACTAAAAAAACATTTAAGGAGTTTGTAGAGAAGGGTGAAATTCCTAACCTTCTTCTTGCAGGTCCTCCTGGTATTGGTAAAACTACCATTGCAAAAGCATTGTGTAATGAGTTAGGAGCAGATTTTTATGTCATCAATGGATCCGACGAAGGCCGTTTCTTGGATACTGTACGAAACCAAGCAAAGAACTTCGCTTCGACCGTTTCACTTACGGGATCTTCTAAACACAAAGTCATCATCATCGATGAGGCTGATAACACGGGAAACGATGTTCAACTCTTACTACGGGCGAATATTGAGGCATTTTATAACAACTGCCGATTCATCTTCACCTGCAACTACAAGAACAAGATTATCGAACCTCTTCACTCTCGTTGTGCAGTTATTGACTTCACAATCAAAGGAAAGCAAAAGGTTCAACTTGCAGGAAGTTTCTTCAAACGACTACAGACAATCTTGGAGGAAGAAAAGATTGAGTATGATCAAAAAGTCGTTGCGGAACTTGTTTCCAAACATTTCCCAGATTTTCGTCGCGTCCTCAACGAGTGCCAAAGGTATTCTACAGGAGGAAAAATCGACTCGGGCATTCTTGCATCTTTCTCGGACATTTCTGTAACAGAACTTGTTAAGTATTTGAAAGATAAGAATTTTGCAGAAGTTCGTAAATGGGTTACTGCCAATCTTGATAATGATTCCTCTGTAATTCTTCGTAGAGTTTACGATGCACTTTATGATGCATTGGTTTCGGCATCTATTCCTGCAGCAGTTTTAATCCTAGCTAAATACCAATATCAAATTGCCTTTGTTGCTGATCAAGAAATTAATCTTCTTGCGGCACTAACTGAACTAATGGTGGAGTGTGAATTCAAATGAATGTAAAACTAATTCGTATGTGGTCTGGTGAAGATGTGATTGCAGACCAAGTTGGAGATTTAACTGATAGTATTATTATTTGCAATCCAATCGTTGCTATTCCTGCTGGAAATGGTCAGATGGGATTTGCTCCATGGTCTCCTCTTCTGAAAGATAAAAATATCGATCTGGAAGTTTCTAAGAAATATGTTGTTTATATCTCTGAGGCACAAGAACAAATTGTAGAACAATATGAGCAAATGTTTTCTGTGATAAAATCACCAAGTAAAAAGTTGATTGTTTGATAATGATTATTTCTGAACAAGATGCTCAGTGGGCTGCAGATGAATTTATCAAGTATTTCTCTCAGATGGGAAATATTGAAGATTATCTGCGTTTTGTGAAGAAAGAAGTTATTCGAGGAACTAATACGCTCGCCCCACTTCATGATGAGTTCTTCAATGAGGATATTCATCCCGAAGATATGGAGTTTGATATTAAGTTTATTGGAGATAGATTTCAACAGTCACTGCCACAAGAACACTACAATACTCTTTTGAGAGCAGTATCTTCTCATAATAATGAGTCGAATATTCCTGGAAGAGAACTTCGTTGGATGGTGTTTGAAAAGAATACTAGAAAAGTTCTTGGTTTCATTCGCTTTGGATCCCCTACTATCAATTCAAAACCAAGAAATGAATGGTTAGGTAAAGTCCCCAATCTTTCCATTTTCAATCGACATGCTGCGATGGGCTTTGTAATTGTTCCATCTCAACCATTTGGATACAACTATCTTGGTGGAAAACTTCTTGCTCTTCTTTGTTGCTCTCATTATGCAAGAGAAACTCTCAATGAAGTATTTGAGAAAGATATTGCTCTATTTGAAACTACATCTCTCTATGGTTCTACCACAGACGCATCGCAGTATGATGGTTTAAAACCATTTATGAGATATAAAGGTCTAACGGAAAGTAAGTTTCTACCCCTTCTTCACGACGAAGCATTTCACACTCTCCATGATAGATTTACTCTTCTTAATAACAATACTCCCCTTACTGATAATAAAGCGTCGTCGAAAAAGATGAAACGCCAGACCAAAATGATTTCTATTATTCGCAAATCTCTTCAGGATAAAGAAAAACTTGCCGAGTTCAATGAAGTAATTGATGCGGCATTTGCGCTTACTCAAAAGAAAAGAACTTATTTTTGCGAGTATGGATATTCAAATGTTCGTGAAGTAATTCTTGGTGAACAAGAAGAACTTGTTCGTGGCCCAAACTGGGATAAGTTTTACCTTGAGAATATTATTTGTTGGTGGAAAAAGAAAGCAACTAAGCGATATGAAAAACTTAAAGAAGAAGGTAGGTTTAGAACTAAGGTCGAACTGTGGACAGATGATGATGACATTCAAATTATACGATGACTTACGAACTTAAAGATTGGTTAAACTCAATTAACTTTACAAAAGAAGATTTATCGGAAGATATTTCTTCTTATCCTCCATATATTATTAATCGTTGTCTATCTGGACATATCGATTGCGTGATGTATGCAAATGAAATGAATATGTATCATCAACTTGATAAAGACATGCAATATTCGTTTTATCTAAATACTCTTAGGAAACGGAAGAGATTTTCTCCCTGGCTCCGAAAGGATAAAGTCAAAGACTTAGAATGTATAAAACAATACTATGGATATAGTAATGAAAAGGCATCTCAAGCACTGAAAATCCTGACACAAGAACAACTTACTTTCATTAAACAACGACTTGATATTGGAGGAAAAAAATGACTACTACGGTAGAACCTACTGTTGAATGGTCACAAGACCAGATGGTAGAAGTAATTCTTAATGAACCTGATGACTTTCTGAAAGTTCGTGAAACTTTGACTCGCATCGGAGTTGCATCAAGAAAGGAGAAAAAACTATATCAATCTTGCCATATTCTTCATAAGCAAGGTAGATACTTTATCGTTCACTTTAAGGAACTGTTTGCTCTTGACGGCAAGCACGCAAACCTAACTGTGAATGATGTTCAGCGTCGCAATCGTATTGTTCGCCTTCTTGCTGATTGGGGACTGATTACTGTTGTTAAAGAAGATGCTGTAACTGATATTGCACCGCTTAATCAGATCAAAGTTCTTGCTTATAAAGACAAAGGTGATTGGATTCTTGAGCAGAAATACAATATTGGTAAAAAAGGAAAGGCAGTAGAAACTGAATGATTTTGTAGGGAGTTCCACACTCCCTTTTTTATTCTTTCTTGTATAATTAGTATTGGATGCCGTAAGGGTCCACAAAACACAAACTCGCTTTTAAAGGAGCTACAATAATGACTAACCTTGCACGATATACTGCTGCGGATCTTCCTGCCCTAATGGATAGGATTACTCGCAATAGCATCGGTATGGATGAATATTTTGATCGCCTGTTTCATTTACACGAAACAACTTCCAATTATCCCCCATATAACTTAGTTCAAGTAAGCAACGTAGAATCACGACTTGAACTTGCTCTTGCTGGATTTAAAAAGAAGGAGGTCTATGTCTATACACAAGATGGGAAACTATTTGTCGAAGGACAAAAAGAGGATAAGGAATCCGACACCAACTACGTCCATAAGGGATTGG